CGGTGTAGCCTCCTACCACCGGCCTGGGAAGTGGCCGCCGCCGCGCCCGCTGGGATAACCACCCGCCGCAAAATAGGGGTAGCTCCAGCTCGATCCCTCGCGGACGTGCGCCGCCTGCGCGTCGGCGCGCGCACTGGCGACACCCCTCCGGTACATCGAGGTGTAGACCGCACCCGTCTTCATGTCGCTGTAAGGCTTCGCCGGCTGCATGTAGAGCCGCGCCAGCGCGCCGTTGTAGAGCGCGTCGAAATAGGTCGTCCACACATCGTAGGGCAGCGTCGTATTAATGCTCCTGGGCTTTAGCGACAGCAGGATCTCGCCGCTGCGCGCCGTCGTGGGCGGCGGCGAGGTGAGGTCGCGGATGCGCCCAGGCGGCTCGAACTTGACCCGGTCGAGGCCACTGAACCCGAGGAAGCGCGACACGCGCCAGTCTTGATCGTAGGGATCAAAACTGATCGTCAGGACACCAGGGTCCATGCGCCAGTAAATATGTTCCCGGCGATAAGTGCTCATCATGTAGAAATCCTCGATGGTGTTCCAGATCACCATCGACAGGACTTCGGTGGTCAGCCCGGGAATGACCGCCCCGACATTGTCGAACAGCCGGTCGACGCCCGGCTCCGGCGACAGGTAGCCGGGCAGCTCGCATATCGGGGTCGAGGAGGGTCCGCTCATGATTGCACCGAGAGGATCTGCGCGACGAACTTGTTCATCAGCGACACCGCCCGCCCGTCGGTGCTGAAAGTGTCCTCGGTCAGCTCCGAGCGCCCGACGACGTAGAACAGGCAGGGCGCGTAAAACAAAATATCGCTGATCGGGAACGGCTTAGCCGAGTCGGCAGGCATCACGTATTGCGGCACGGGGACGCGCAGCCCGAAGCCGAGCCACGCGTCCGGGCGTTTGGTACGGGTCTGGTACAACGCGTCGTTGAGCACGTGCACCAGGGCGCTGTCCTGGAAGCGCGGGGCGCCCGAGATCGGAACGGTGTCGTTCAATATCTCGCGCGCCTCGCCGAGCAAGTCACCGATAGTCTTCATCTGCGCCTCCGTAGGGAGGGTTTAAGCTCTCCCTACCGTAGGGAACGGTCTACAGAAGCTGTAGATACCGGTTACGACGGAGCCGCGTACAACTCAACCAGGGTCGTCCCGTCGATGACCTTGTAGCCGTAGACTTGCAGGCCGCGCAGCAGCGTGCCGAAAGTGCTCTCGGAACGCAGCGTCTCCATCTCGCTGATCTGCGAGGCGAAGGTGAGGCCGGCCGGGTGGCCACCAAAGACACGTGTCACGGTATGCGTCGTATCGGTCACCGTCGGCAGCAGGTTAGAGCTGTAGAGGGTAAACCTGTCGATCATACCGAGCCGCCCGTTGCGCACCAGCGACACGCCGTCACCCGAGATCGACGCGTTGCGCAAGTCCGACTTCTTGATCAGCGAGCCGATCCAAGGCGGAATGACCAGCCATCTCCCAGTCTCTGGAATATTCTGCTCGTCCAGGCACTGGCCCATATTGACGATCGAGTCGAGGATCGTCGTGCCGGTCGGGATCACCGGGGCGCCGGTAGCGCCAAGGTTGACGTTGCCGCTGACCTTACCGGCCGTGACGCCCTTGTTCTTGACGTCGACACCGGCGTCGATACCCAACAAGACCGCCGCGTCGATGGTGATCTTGAGCTGCTCCGACGCGTCGTCCGCCCACATCGACAACAAATTCATGTCGCTTTGCCGCTCCATGATGTCGTCGAGCACCAGGTTAAAGTACTTGGCGTAGTCGATGGTCAGCTCGACGGCGGTCGAGGACGGACGATCGACGGTCAGCACCTGGTCGAGCTGGTAATCACGAATAGTGATCGTCGGCTTGGTGCGGATCTTCACCTTATCGCCGAAGTTCCTGATCTCGCCCTCGTAGTCGGTGTTGCTGATGGCAGCAAGCACCGTCGCGGCGTAGAACTTCTCGATCAGCTTGCCGCTCCAAATTTCCGGGATAAACACGCCACCAGCCGGCGCCCCGCTATAGGCGGGGTTCGCGGCCGATCCCAGATATGGCGTACCTTGTGCAATAGGCATTGACGGCCTCCGAGATTAGATCATTGACGGATGCGCCCTTCGGCCGATGCCGCGAAGATGTCGGTCTCCAGCTGGAGCGCCTCGTCTTCCCGGTGGCGCCACTTGCCGCGCGCCTTATCGTCGAAGAACTGTTTGATCTGGCTGTTGGTCCAGATCCGCCTCTCAGGAGCGCCGCCCCCATTGCCCCCTGTGCCAGCAGCCCGGCCGGGGGTTACCAGATCCGCCAGGCGCGGGTTGCCCGCCGCCGGAGCGTGACCGTTAGTGTACGGTTGCGCCGGTGTCTGGGCCGACCCTGGGGCCGGGGAATACGGTGATGCGGTATGCTCTGCGATGTACTGCTTGAAGAACCTACCGGCGCGCATCGCGTCGCCACCGTTGTAGGCATTCTGGAGCATGTCGTAGCGGACGTGCCCGGAAAGCGGGTCCGGCTGCTGCAGCCAATTAATAAAATTCCCGTCGCCGTTCATCCGCTGCCAGACCTGGGCCAGCTCCGGGTCGGCGCTGAGTCCCTGGTGCACCCGCTCGCGCATCGTCCCGACGGTGATTTCCTGCTGGCCGCCGCGCAGCTGCTCGAGGTCGCGGCGCAGATCGGCGATCTGCGGGCCGATAGCGGCGTTGGTCCAGCGCTGGTTAGCGTGGATCAGGTCCTCGCCGTAAGCCTCGATATCCTCCGCCGGGATCGGCGCCGGCGGCGGGATCGGCGCCGGGGGCGGCTGGGGCGGCGCCGCCTGCATGGTGCGGACGAGGTTCTCCATCGCACTGACCTGGGCGCGCAGCGCGGGGATCTCGCTGTCGTACTTGCCCTGCAGGGTACGGTAACGCTGCTCCCAAGTGTCGGTCTGCGGTTGGGGCTGCGCTGGCGGCGGCTCGCGAACCGGCGCCTGTGGCTGTGACGCCGGCGGCTCGCCGACAGGCGTGGCAGGGGGGCTGCCTTCCACGAGGGACGCCTGAAGCTCCTCGCTGCGCCGCGCCGCCCGGCGCACCGCGTCGGGTACAAACACATCGAACTGCGCGTTGGTGGGGGCTACATCATTCATCGGCATCTGCCCGCGCCTTCAGCTTTGGCTTGGCGTGCCGGTTAGCCGACGCGCCAACCTCGTTCAGATCCAGGGTTATGACTATGTCGCGCACCGCCCGGGCATAACCGGTGGCGTCTTGTCTCTGTTCGGGCGGCACCTCGAGCGACTGATGGATCTGACGCTCCATCGCCTCGTGCAGCCCCGCCCTGAAGGTCGCCCAGTCACGGCTGTTCTTCAGGTTCTGGATGGCGTCGAACGCCGCCGAGCCGAGGTTGAGCGCCATCCTACAGCGAGCCTCCGACCAGGCCCGGCGGCTTCTTGCCGTAATAATTAAACGTGTGCATCCCCTGGTCGCCGCCGAAATCGCTCATCCCGGCACCGCGCCGGCCGATGACCGACCCCTGCTCACGCTCGCGACGCGGGCGCAGGATGCGCGGCGGGAACGGCGCCCGGCCCTGCGACGGACCCATGCCTTCGCCCACGCCGCTCCCGCCGCCCGGCGGCAGGTAATCCAGCTTGGGCGGCGCCGGCGCCGCCTTTGCCATGATCCTCATGGACGAGCTGGCCATCACACGCCACCCACGTATTTCGTCGTCGCCGGCACCTTTTGAGGATTGAACGGCGCATTGTCGGTGTCGGGGATGGCGCGCATCGTCGCCCCGCTCTTGGGATACATCCGCGAGCTGCCGCCTCGACTGTCACCGGAGCTGCCGCCGCTGGTCATCGCCATCGTCTTGGAACCGTCGGACTTGTCGGGCGCGTTCACAGGCATGGGAACCTCCTCAGTAACCGTAGTAGCCAGGTGAAACTGTATTAACCGGCGGCGTCTGCCACGTCGCCACATCAGGCGCCGGCGCCTGGTTGCCCCACGACCAATTGAGCGGCGCTGGTGAAGTGGTGTTATCCAGCGCGGTAGCCGGTGGCGCTGTCGGGACCATAGTCGATGGAGCAGCCATCGCGCCGGTGTAATCCGGCAGCGGGCGGTCCCATGACGGCACGCTAGTCCCTACGTAGGGATCGTGGTCGACCGTGGTGAGAGTCACCGCAGGCTGTGGAAACGGATCGTGCTCGACCGGAGTAACAACCGCCGGCGCGTAGGGGTCGTGCTCCACCGGGGTCAGCGTCATCGGCGCGCCCGCCTGCGCCGTCTGCACTGGCGGGGCATAGCTCACCCCAGGAACGACTTTATCCCCGAATATGAAGTTACCTAAAATACTACCCTGCAACGTCCCCGGATGAACCACAAGCTGATCGGCGGGGGCTGGGTAGCCGGGCATTTCCGTCGGCAGCTGATCCTGGTTAGGTTCCTCCGATCCCTGCCGCGCCTCGACCTCGCCGGATGTCCGGGAGTAATCATCAAAGGCTTTTTGCCATTCCGGGCTGCCCGGTTTTAGCTGAGCAACACCTGGCGGATAGTATCGCTCGAGGTGAGTGCCCGGGCCAAACTCCTCACTAGCTTGTATCCCGTGCTGCAGCTCGTGCTTTAGATTGACCAGGAGATCCTGCTCAGTAGCACCCTCGGCGAGGCGCACGGTGTTGTTATTAGGGTTATAGTCAGCAACCGCGCCGGTCGCTTGGGTTATTTCTCTT